CTGGTATACCACAGTACCGGTAGACGTTTCCTAACGTCAAATGTATATTACAACTTATTAGAGTAAAAATACAAATATTATTTCTTAATCCGAAAATGGAATGTTGTTAAATTTGTATCAATATTTTAGGAATTGTTAAGAATTAATCTGTGTCTAATGCAGATTAACCTTTTAATATTTCAGATGCGACCCATCTGATTTAACTATTCCTTTATGCGACTAAAGTATTTTCAAGTATAGATTTGTGGAAAATAGAGTGAAACATCTCGACTCGTAAAATGTAAAGCGGAGTATAAATAGCTTTCACAGTATTGCCGTATAGACGGCAAAGATGTTGTAAGTTCAGTGTAAAGAACTTTCTGTTGATTTAAATAAATAAAATTTTAGCTTACCTGACTATTAATCAGGTTTCAAAGGTTTGGTTTTATTTAATCTTTATTTCAACACGTTTAGGGCGTGTGACAGCGTCTTGTACGATAACAAGATGGTTATAGTTTACTATATCCCTTCATCTTAAGCGATCAGTTTAGGAGTGATAAAATAATTTGGTCTTTAATTGCATAGGACCTTAAGGAAATGCAAGAACCACACACAAAGATTTGTTGCCTTTGTGTGAGTCCAGTTAAACAGTTTGACATTAGGTAAAGATTTCAGTGAGCAAATTCCACTGAGGTTGAGGTTTAGCCTCGTCATTCGTTATTTAAAGTAATTATTTCTTAAAGTGCTAGGAGATAAAACACGGTTTAAAATTGTATATATGTGCATTTGTCCAGAAGATGGTTTGGTTAGCTTAGCCAATTAAGACGTACTCTTTCTTCTCGCCATTGTCCCGGCTGCACCGGGGATGCATACGTGATAATAATACCTCTTTTAGTTATGAGAGCTTTTTATAAAAATTAAACAACTCTGCCTGAGCTTACGCTTTTCATCTCTGTCCGGGATGACTACCAAAATTTGAATCTCCCATAAGATTCATTTTGCCGAAACTCAGTGCTGTAATGCAGGGTTGCAGTCTACTTACCTAGTTAGGTTTGAATCGGTCTGAGGTTAATTCCAATACACGACCGGCCTTAAATTAGTTCTTCAGTGCCATCGAGTAGATGTGCGAAATATGGCTTAGTGTAAAACGCAGCACACCAATAACGCCTCACAAGCACCCAATGGTAATGAGACCGGCCTTAGAAATGGTCTCACAATTAATCAAGAAGTTGTTATTGAAGATGACAACTCTTACCCTTCTGTTTTTGATAGTGCTTATCAAGATATAGAGGATGGTGAAATTTTTGAATCAGCTCTTTCTATACCGCAGGTTATGCGTTTGGAAATTAAAGTTGATGATATAAAGTATCGCCCCAACGGGGATTTGTATGTACCTACTACAATTCCCTATTTGTTTCCGTATACTGAGGTTATAGAAGTAGATCCACACTATGTGACTATTGCTGTTGCTTCTGATAATATAGACTGTGTTCTCCCAGAGCGTCTTATAAACGCTGCTGCTTTTGATGGAACATTTGTTTTTATTGACGGAACTACTCATTCATGCAATGATGATTTTGTTGTTTGGTCGTCGAATTGGCTAGGGCTTTTCTCTCAAAAAGCCCCAATTCGATTGATACTTCGAAATCGTTGGGCTGAGCTGTATTGTAACGATCCCCAGCTCCCTGCTCCTAATATGAATTTGCATGCGCCCTGGGTCAAGGATATGACCCATAATGATAAATATCAAAAAGGTGCCTTCAAAGGTGTTCGAATTCTTAAGAATTTTGAAATATCTGATGAGGATCACCTTCGTTTAGTCCGAACATCAATTTACGCAAGTTCTGGTGTTTGGTCTGTTGATGACATGGTTAAAAAATTTATAAAGGTTAATTCTCTTCTTTACGACTATCAATTTTTTCGTAAACTGGATCAAAAACCTGGATATTTTATGCGATGTCATAATTTGCTTATGATGGCAAAAGAAGGAAGACCGTTGTTTCGGTCCGACGTAGAAAGAATAAGAACAGATAAATGGAATGTTATCGATAAGAGTACAGATGTGTATTTCGTTATAAACCATTATAAATTATTTTTACGTTGTTTTTCTGGAAAAAGAGAGAATATTATTACTCAATTCTTGGATTATTCTTTATCCATTATAGATAGGCAAGGAAATAAACATCTTCGTGATGATGGTAGGGCCGCCTTAAGAGCTCATTGTAATCAGCTTATCCTAGATGGAAAAATGGACCAATATCGTCTTGAGCTTGATGCATTTAGGTTGCAAAAAGCAAATCCTGACACAAAACAGAAGCGTCATAAATACACCAAGCGTGGTCATGTTGCCGACGAATCTGCTCATAAATGGTTTAAGGATCCGAATAGTTATAAAGTAGCTCATCATTCTGCACAAGGATTAGGAGATACTGTCTCCGATCTTGTTGCTGGATTGCGTAATCTTAAAAGCGCCTATTCAGAAGGAAATGCGATACCTCACGTAGCTAAAATAGTTGGCGATAATGGTGGAAATGATTTTATGACTGCTATGATTGTTAATTATATCAAAACCATTCCTGATATTATGTTGAAAAAACTCAAGGATTTTGGCACAGCTACAGTTGGGATTTTGTGCAAAATTCGGGATATTATAAAAGAAGTTTTTCAAGGTATGATTGATTTGATTAAAGGAATTTTTGAGCCTTTCTTTTCAACCTCTAAATGGTCTTCCGTTATCAACTGGGTGAATTTCTGGAAAGCTGCTGACACTCTTGACCAGTCTTCTACCGCCTTAAAAACGGTTTTTGTTATATCTTTGTGTCTCTTCTTGTTCTTTGTTGGACATCTGTTTAAAAGTCACTTGTTGTCCCCTTTGTTGTTTCTAGCTATTACTTCTATTGATATGTTTGCTGGAGCTCTTAATTCAGTTCGCACTACATCCTTATGGAGCAAAGTCTTCCCCACTATTGGTCAACATGAAGCTCAGATAGAATTTTCTGATTTTAGAGCTATTGCTACTTTAGCAGTAGGACTTGTTTCTTTGAGAGATACCTCTATGATTATTACTCTGATGCAGAAAATGCCTGATGTCGCCAAATCTGTTTCGACTTGGTGTACATGGATAATAGATAAGTGTTGGATTTTCTTTACTAATAGACCATTCTTTCTTGACACTGAGCAGAAAGATGAGTTGGAATCTTATTGTCAACGATTAGTCGAGCATTATCGAAATCCAGACAACAAGAAGCTTATGCTGACTTCTGAACCTCTTGGCCGTCTTGTACGTTCATTGGGACGACAAGCTCCTGGCTGGAAGACAGCTCTAGCTCAGCTTCGAGGTATAGATACTCATTGGTATAATCATATGATGACCCTTATGAACAATATTATAACAGACGCCGAACTTGTAAGAACTACAGGAATCGCCGTTACTCAGCGAGTTGAACCTACTGTTCTGTTTCTCAACGGTATGGGAGGTCAAGGAAAAGGTGCTTCTATGCAGCTCTTTCCTAAAGCAATTTATGAAGTTGTTCAGAAGATGTGTCCAGAAGTTTATCCCGAAACCTGGAATCCTACTATGTGTTTCACTAAAGCTAAGAATTCAGATTTTTGGGAAGGTTATGATCAAAATTTTTGTGTAGTCAATGATGAAATGCTTGCCGTCACTGATACTGTTTCTCGTGGTGAAGAATGTGCGGAGTTTTTAAATATGATTGATACAAATCCTATGTCTCTTAATATGGCTTTTGGTTCCAAAGGACAGAATTATTTTACTAGTCCTTTGGTCATTGTTTCAACTAATGTTACTGACAATGAAATTAAGAGTGCTGCTGGTATGACATCTCCTCCTTCTTTCTTTCGTAGAAAGCATATCAATGTTACTGTTTCTAGAAATGAACATGTGGATGATGTTCTTGCTAATGAGAATTATCAACGTGCTTGGCATTATACCGAGTATTTTGATGATAATGAAGGAAGTGTTCAAAAGTTGGCCATGCAGGATCAAGTTCGATCCTTGTGTGAACATGGAATGTTGTGCTCACGAACAGATTGTTCTGATAGGCATGTTGAAACTTATTATGAACTGTTAAAGCGAAAAAAAGTTATGACTTCTAATTTTAAAGAAATAGTATATAGAACTGCCATGGAAATTGTGCGCAAGTATAGAACTACTTCTTCTTTGCGAGCTAGGTTAGCTCAACACGAGTTTTTTCCCGAAATTTCTAGGGTTGATCAACCTCCGCCTGAGTTGTTAAACCATACAGTTATGAATTATCGACCTGACATTAATGGAAATAAAGTTGTGTTATATTTTGAACCTAAAACTATGCCTAATTGTGAACCGCCCAAACCTCTTGTTTGTGTGGCCAATTATGAAAAAAAACCTTTTGTAGTAGTAAATCAACAAGCTTTTCCTGAGTGTGCTGAAGGACGATATGAAGGTGTGTGTGAAGATGATCAAGATTGCGTTAATCCAATATGTCCTTATCATCATCTTGTCTATACTAATTCTATAGGACTTCCTGTTTATGAAGAAAAAGTACGCTGTATTAAATCTAATTGTACAGTGGACGTTCGCCCGGATATGGGCGCATATTGCCCTCGATGTTGGAAAGCTCAAAAGAATGAAACAACTTCATGCTCAGCGGCAACTACGACTACTTCATCTATAACTTCTTTCTTTCCTAAGGATTTTGCGACCAAGGTAACTCCTGCTTTTTTCCCTAAAGCTGAGGATTTCGTTGTACATCCCGTTAAAGATGTGTCTTTTCAAGTTAAACCCAAAAGTAGAAGGCAACGAGATACTGGAGCAGGGGTAAATTTTCATGCCTCTCAGGGATGGGAAGATTTTCAAGCAAAACGAAATAATCTTGTTCTTGATGATGAGCTTCGTCTTAAGATGTTGGATAGACCTGAAGATTTCAGAGTTATTGATGTTGTTGCTGATGATAATCAACACCAGGTTGCCCCTAATCGTTTCGCTAAAATGTGGGCTCACTGGTGGCATAAAGGTCGCCTTGGTTCCGTTAATGAAGATGAAACTACCCCTGAGTATGATGAATATAGAGCCAAGGCTATAATGCTTTATGGTTCTTCTGATCAGGTTTCCACTCATCTATACAATAACGAGTATACTTTGAACGGTTGCACTGACCAGGATACCTTTGAAGACAGAATGTTGGCGAAAATGTTCCAAATGTCTCATTCCCCAAGCATAGGGGCTCGTCATCATGTTTATAATTTTCTTATGGACCTTTTGATCCTAAAAAGGGTTCACGCAGTGTGTACCCCTGAACAGTGGAATGATATTGAAGAAAAAGCCCAAAATGATCCTGGGGACAAAAGACTTGTAAAAATGTTTCTTGAATTTGGTACAGGAATTGATTCGGAAACTCTAACTCATTTGTTTTCTGACCAACCTGTTGTTTGGTATTTTATGACTAAATATTGGGGGTTGCCCTTTCCTTTTAAACCTGAGCAGTTTTTCAAGACTGCGGAGTTTGGCCATTGGAAAGCTCGCTTTGATCTTGTCATGAATAAAAAGAAGTGTACGTTTAATAATGACTTATGCATAGAACAATGGAAGCAAATCCGGAAAAACTGGAAGCACACTGTTAAAAGTGAAATTCCATCCACTTTCATTTTTGGAGTTGCTCAATGGCTCAAGAAAAGTGAGTGTTTTAGTGATTGGGTTTCTTCTCAGTTTTATTTTACAAAATGGCGAGCCATCTCTGCTGCTGTAGGTGTTCTTCTCGCTGCGGGTATAGCCTGGTACTTTACTAAGAGGCCCGCTCAGATTTGTGATGGAGATGTTAATCAGATAAACTTTGTTTCTGACCTTCCTTCAGAAGCAGTTCTTGCCTCTCACGACCCTCAGTCATTATCCAAGGGTTTTCAAGCTCGTCTAAATGCTCGTCGCCGAGTTGTTGCTACACACGATCCTCAAGGTATTGAGATTATATCTGAATCGGTTATGTCTCAAATTAACAATATTAGTAATAACATGCGGACACTTACGTTTCATTATGGTGAGCATGAACAGTCTACTCCCGCATTGATTTCCGGAAGGAGAGCTTTTCTGTATCAACACTTCTTCCTAGTCATGGGAATGAACTATGACAAGGTTACAGTTTCAAATGATAAAGGAATAACCGACGTACTTCATCCTTCGCATGTTATTGTGACTATGCCGTCGACAGAAAAAGATTGTGCGTATGTCGACTTTTCTCATAAGGTTTTCGCTGAGTTACCATCTCTTCGAAAGCAATTTGAGAGCAAACAACATATTAAAGATGCTATAGCTTCAGGGTTTTATAAAGTTTCTCGTTTGCATCGATTAATACGAGGAGGAACTGTTGTAAATTACCTAGCTGGTGGCTCAAAACTTTCTGATCCAGATCTACCTTCTGAATGTAATTTAGTTACAATGGATGGTCGGTCTATTACGCAGCACATTACTGACTATATGTATTGTGTTGGATCAAAGGGTGATCCTGGGTATTGTTCCCTCCCTTATGTCGCTTATGATACGGTCACTAACAACGTTTACGTTATAGGTTTTCACATAGGAAGGGTTGGAGATGACTCTCTAATAAATGTTTTGTCCGAAGAAGATCTTCCCAGATCCGTAGCCTATGAAGCTCAAGGAAAATTTATTTTCCAAAAAGGTTTGTATATGCCTCCTCATGTTATGGATAATTTGACGCCTTTGAGACGTCAGGAGTATAACGGACGATTGGTTTCTATGGGTAGTCTTAAAAAACCTAGTATGATTCCGTCTGAGACGAATATTATTCGTTCTCCGTTTCAGGGAGATGTTTCTACGCCTCCTATTTATCCGGTTTCTACAGCTCCCGCTTTACTTAAGAAAACAGATGTTGAACAGGACGATGGTTCAACTTCTACTGTGCATCCTCTTAAAAATGCTATCGATAAAGTAGTGTCCGCTCCGGTAACTATGATTGATCCTAAATTTGTTCAATTTATGGACCGAGAACCGGAGGTGGCTTTTGCTGGGTTTTTTCCTAACGTTCGGCGAGAGTTTCGTATGCTTACCAAGTTTGAAGCTATTGAACGCTTAGATATGCAGGCCTCGATTTCGTATTGGGGTAAGGTTCACGGTTTCACCAAGCGTGAGCAAATGTATAATAAAGAGATTGGATGGATTCATCCAGATCTTGATGCTGCTATTGACAAAACTTTTAAGAAAATGGATAAAGGTTACACCCTCAAACAAGCTATGGAGGCTTGTTTGAAAGATGAGACTCGAGATTTACCTCGTGTTTATGCAGGCAAGACTCGTCTTTTCTATGTGGGTTGTATTGTTTTTCTTATAACAACCATTATGATAATGGGCGACGTCATTGACTTCATGAAAGCCCATCGAGCTACTTCTGACGTTTGCATTGGTATTAACCCTCATGGTAATGAATGGGAATTTCTTCGAAAGAAGTTGCAGTCTCTTCCCGGGGGCTCATATTTCGCAGGAGATTTTTCTAATTTTGATACAAGTATACGCCAGGTTTTTGCTTATGGTCTTTCAGTAGCTGTTCGGTGGTATGTGCAATGGACAGACTCCAAAATGAATTGGTACTTACATTGTATAACTATGGCATCAGTTGGACCTCTTCTTATAATAACCAGTGAAGTTTATTTCATGAATTTTGCAAATGGTTCAGGGCAATGGATGACTGGTTTCCTCAATTCTTTTGGAAATTGTTCAATGAGTAATTGGTTTTATCGCTTTGTTATTAATACGGATTTCCAGCAGTCTCCTCGAAGGCTTGAACTGCTTACTGGTGTTCAAGACTTTCTTCGTCGCGGGTTTTACGGAGATGACAACGCCGGTTGTGTTCACCCCGAGCTTAAAGGATGTTTTACTATGCCTCGTATGTCAAAGTTTATTCGAGATAATTTTGGAATGACTTACACTACCCCCGGAAAAAGTGCATGTTTAGATGATTATCTTGAATGGAATGAAATTGATTTTTTGTGTCGTAAGTTTCAAAAGAATCATGGAACTCATGCTCCGCTTTCTCTCGACTCCATTCACGGGATGGTTTTATGGATACGTAAGCCTCAGCGCGGCGTGTCTATAGAACAACAACTTGCTATAAATGTTGAACAAGCATGCATGGAATTTTATCATTATGGTAGGGATCGGTTTGAAAAGGAAAAATTGCATTTATGGAAGTACTGTAAGCAATACGGTATACCATGGACTGCTAAGACTTTTGA